TGCTGCAAATCTCACTTTTGATGTTGCAACTATCTACACGAGTGATGCAACTATTGATCTCTCTACTGTATTCACCAATGCAACTCTGTCTCTGACTGACATCACTACGATGGAAGTCGGTGCAACTGTCACAGGCGCAACCAGTGGCACTACAGGCGTTATTACTGCTCTGGGGACTAACCAGATCACCGTTGATAATGTAAGCGGTTTCTTCAAGTCTGGAGAAGTCGTCAGTGCAAATGATGTCACTACTCTCACTATCTCCACATTCTCCTGATAACTCATGTCAGCAACTAGACCCGCAACTAAAACCGAACTAAGAGATTATGCTCTTCGTCGTTTAGGATATCCTACGATTGACATTAACGTTGCTACTGAGCAACTAGATGACTTGATTGAAGAGGCGATTGATTACTATCAAGAGTATCACTACAATGGTAGTTACAAAGCGTTCATCAAAATTGAGGTAACTGATGCAATTAAAACGGCAGCTCAAACAGGATCCGCTATCTCTGGCACTGATTGGACAGAAGGTAATGAGTATGTATCACTCCCGCCAAACGTCCTCTCTGTTAATCATGTTTATACTGCGATTGGGGCTTCTAGCATTGTTCCTGGGAACATTTTTAACATTAAGTATCAAATCTTTTTAAACGATATCTATGCAATGACGCATGGACATATTCTTCATTATTTTATGACTTCTCAATATCTTGAGACTTTGGATTTTGTTACTAACTCTCAAGCGAATCGTAGGGTCCGATTCAATGAGCATCAGGGTAGACTTTACCTTGATATGAGTTGGGATGAATTGCAAGCAGGTGATTATATTTTAGTTGAAGTTGTAATGCGTCAAGATCCTGATACTTATACTGGCATGTATAACGATGCTTGGTTGAAGGATTATGTTGAGGCATTATTCCAACAACAATGGGGTCGTAACTTAAGCAAGTACGATGGCATTCAAATGTTAGGTGGAGTAACACTTAACGGTCGTCAAATTTTGGATGATGCTTCTAAATTTAAAACTGATTTAGAAGAACAAGTTCGCTCCACATATGAAATTCCACCAATGGATCTGGTAGGTTAATATGGCATTTAATAATTCTCCAGCACAAGACTATGTTTTTAGCAATCATACTAGTTTGCTAAAAGCAAATGGATCTGCTCAAGAGCAGAAGTTTATGGAAAACCTTGTAGTAGAAAGTATCGAAATATATGGGCAAGATATTTACTACGTTCCGAGAGACATTGTTAACCGTGACACAATCTTTGAAGAGGATTCGGACGGTAGATTCTCAAGTGCCAGAGCAATCAGAGCATATGTCAATAATGCTGAAGGATGGGAAGGACAAGGTGAGTTACTTAGCAAATTTGGAATTCGCATCGAAGATAAGACGACGTTTATTTTTTCCCGTGAGAAGTTTAAAGAAAAAGTTGACGACCTTGAAACACTTAATGTCGAAGGAAGACCAAACGAAGGGGATTTAATTTGGTTCCCTATCACAAAGCATTTATTTGAAATCAAGTTTGTGGAGGTGGAGAAACCTTTTTATCAACTTGGTAAAGGTTATGTTTGGGAATGTCAATGCGAACTCTTCGAGTACAGCGACGAAGAAATCAACACAGGCATTACGGAACTCGACGCAATCGAGACTGCCTTTGCAAATGCTATCACAGTTGGTTTGGTTGCAGGTGGCACTGGAGACTTTACCGTTGGTGAGACTGTCACTGGTGGAACTTCAAATGTCACCGCTGAAGTTAAGTCCTGGGATAGTTCTACCAGAACTCTTATTGTTATTAATCGCTCAGGCACATTTACTGTCCCAGAAACCATTACTGGAGGGTCGTCATCTGCATCCTGGACTACCGCTTCATATAATACAATAAATAATATGAACAGCGAGTATGACCAGAACAACGACTTTGAAACTGCCGATAATGATATTATCGATTTCTCTGAGACAAATCCTTTTGGTTCTGTTGGTTCCATTACTGATACTACAATCTGATGTTAGGCACTTATTCATATCACGAAATTTTTAGAAAAACTGTTGTTGCATTTGGAACTTTGTTCAACAACATTGAAATTCGTCGTCAAGACGAAGTAATGAAAGTGCCTCTGGCATACGGTCCAAAACAAAAGTTTCTGGCGCGTCTAGACCAAAACCCAGACCCTACAAACAAAAGAGTGCAAATCACTCTTCCTAGAATTTCATTTGAAATTAAGGGTATTAATTATGATAGTACGAGAAAGGTTTCTCCTACTCAAAAAATTAAAGTTGCAAGTTCGGATAACAGCAAGAACAAGAATGTGTTCATGCCTGTTCCTTACAGCATAGGATTTGAGTTGGCAATTATTTCAAAAAATCAAGAAGATGGTCTTCAAATTCTTGAACAGATTCTTCCTTTCTTTCAACCGCATTATAATCTGTCTTTGAAATTATTACCTGAAATGAGTGAGACAAAAGATTGTCCCATCATTTTAAATAGTATTGACTACGAAGATTCTTACGAGGGAGATTTTGCTCAACGTAGAGCAATCATCTATACATTAGATTTTACTGTAAAAACATATCTCTACGGTCCTGTTACAGAAACCAAGACTATCAAGAAGGCAATTACAGACATGTATACATCTACGGATGTCAATACAGCACCAAGAGAAGTTCGTTATATTACTGTTCCAGATCCTCTCACAGCAGATGCTGATGATGATTTTGGATTCGGTGTTACATCACAAGACTTTACTGATAACAAGAAACGCAATCCTGTAAGCGGACAAGATGAGGCAATTTAAACATGGCAAATCCTTTTGATGGACTCAACGATGCTTTTGGAGCAGAACCCTCTGAACTTCAAAAGCATGTAGAGAAAGTGAAACCTACTTTGAAAAAATCTGAAACTGAAGATGTGAGGCAAGACTATGAAGTTAGTCGTGCTCAACTTCACAACTTAGTAATGAAAGGACAGGAGGCAGTTGATGGAATACTTGATGTGGCACGAGCGTCAGATCATCCTCGTGCTTATGAAGTTGCAGGTCAACTTATTAAAAACGTAGCAGATACTGCTGACAAGTTGATTGATCTTCAAAAGAAAATGAAGGAGTTGGATGCTGATGAAAAGAAGTCTGGACCATCTACGGTTAATAACACTATGTTTGTTGGCTCTACAGCGGAATTACAAAAGATGCTAAAGCAACAAAAAGACCTAAATAAAGAAGACACGAATTAACACGACACGACATGGCAACGTTAAGAGTTTTAAGTACTAACGCAATTAGTGGATCTGCAACAGAATATCAAGTTGTTCAAACTGGTTTCTATCGCGTGATTGCAACTGCGGGGGATTCTACTGTATCATTTAATGGTGGTCCTGCTATCACTATTATTCAAGATCAACCTCTTGTTCTTAAGTCTGGTGCAAAACCTGGACAAGCGAGAATTGTAAAAGCAGTTTCTGATAGCACTGCAGATTATCAACTTGGAACTAATCTCGGTGAAATTAGTGATACTCATCCATTCTCTGCTGGAGACTTCATTGCTGTAGAAGATGATAGCACCTCTCCTGGTATCGATTCCAACTTCCTTTCTGCTGGCACCGCTGGCAAAAAGATTACTGCTGCAACAGGAAACACAATCACTACTGATGTCGATTCATCTAGTGCATCTGCTGATTATACTTATGCTTACAGCGGACCTCAAGCAGTCGTCAAACGCTGTGTGAAAATTACTGCTGGTAGTGCTGCTCTTATTGTTGAAGAAGTACAAGTTGTAGGTTCCTGATATGCCAACAGTTAATCAGGAGGCAGACAGAATTGTTAAGGGGATGAAGAAGAATCATCATCGCTTTAAGGAACTCTATGGTAGCAGAGACAAAGAGGTCATGTATGCCACAGCTAATAAACTCGCACAGAAAAAACAAGTGAAACAGAAAACATGGAAGTCTGGTGATGGTTTTAAAGAAGAGAACAAAAGTGGTGATAGTTCTCTGCGCGACTGGTTTAGCAAGAGTAAGTCTTCTGATGGCAAGCCTGGTTGGGTGCAACTCGGTGGTAAATATGCAGGAAAACCCTGTGCCAGGCAACCAGGACAAACAACAAAACCCAAGTGCGGTTCAAGTAAGATGAAACGCAACCTAAATAAAGATGAGGAGGAAGCAGCATTCCGTCGTAAGAATGCTAAAGATCCCAATCCCGATCGTAAAGGTAAGGCAATTAACGTGAAAACAGAAGAAACACAAATCACCGAAGGCGAAAAGGATGCCTGTTATCATAAGGTAAAATCTCGTTATTCTGTTTGGCCAAGTGCGTATGCCAGCGGAGCACTAGTCAAATGCCGAAAAGTAGGTGCAAAGAATTGGGGAAATAAGAGTAAGAAAGAAGAATTTGAAGGACTCAAATCTTTCTCTGAGTTTCAAGCAGAATGCTGGAAGACTCATAAGAAAGTGGGTATGAAAATGAAGGGTGGCAAGTTGGTAAATGATTGCCGTCCTAAAAATGAAGAAGTGACGAATGAAGCGAAGAAATGTTGGAAGGGTTATGAGAAAAAAGGAACCCAAAAACTATTCGGCAAAACGTACAACCGCTGCGTCAAAAAGGAAGAGACGCAAAATGAATCTGCAGCCTGGACAAGGAAAGCAGGAAAAGCAAAGTCTGGAGGACTCAACGAAAAAGGACGCAAGTCTTACGAAAGAGAAAATCCTGGATCTGACCTTAAAGCACCAAGCAAGAAGGTTGGAAATCCCAGGAGGGCATCCTTCTGCGCTAGAATGAAGGGTATGAAAGCGAAGTTAACTTCTAAGAAAACCGCATCAGATCCCGATTCTAGAATCAATAAGTCCCTGAGAGCATGGAATTGTTGACATATTGTTTCAACGTGCTACAATAAATAGGTAAAACCTTACCACGAGGATACTGCAGAAATGACTGATCCAAAAGAAGTATCGTCTTTTTCCATGGAACGGAAAGAGTGCGAGAAGTGTGGTGCCGTTTGGTTGAACGGTCAGCATATGTGGACAGGAACTGGTCAGAAAGGTAACGAATTAGATCTGGCTGGACTCGTTTGCAACAACATTTCAAAAGAAGATCCAGACTACAATAAATGTATAAATGCTAGTCGTGGACAGATAGGTGGACAGACTTGGGACTATCGAAGAGGGTATGTAGATGGTCAATTAGATGCCATGATTCCAAAGTCACAAAACCCTGACATTTAGCATTAAATAATACTTAAGATAAAAACTTCATTGAGTAAATAGTCTTAGATGCTATTTAACTTAATGAAGTTTTTTATTGCTTTATTCGCTTCATTGTTCCTTGCCCTCCCTGCATGGGCTGTAGATGTTCAGATGGGTTCCAATGGTAATCTTGTGTTTGATCCTGCAGAGGTTACTATCTCTGCTGGCGAGTCTGTTCATTTTGTTAACAATATGCTCCCTCCTCATAACGTTATCGTTGAAGATCATCCAGAGTTAGGTCACGAAGCCCTTGCAATGATGCCTGGTGAAGAGTTTGATGTTGCTTTCCCTGAGGCAGGTGACTATACTTATTGGTGTGGTCCCCATAAGGGTGCTGGCATGGTAGGTACGATTCACGTCGAATGAATCCAAATCAAAAAAGAGAATTTTACAAATCACTCAGAGAGAGGATTAATCAATTACGGATGAATCATCTCTTTGAGGAACCATGTCCTCTTTATGAACCAGAGTGGGAAGAAGACTACTATTGGGACTGTCGTTTAACCTACGATCACGAAGAAGATGAAGAAACTCAATGAGGTTGTTCTAAACATTACGGTTGCCATACTCGATTTCTTGTATAAGGGTCGAGATTATCAAAGGTTTTGGGTGCTTGAAGAGATTGCTCGGGCACCCTATTTTGCGTTTTTAAGTGTGTTACATTTTCGTGAAAGTATGGGACTTCGTGGTCCTGAACACCTATATTTGATGAAAGAACATTTCGACCAATCAATCAATGAAACAGAACATTTGGAATATATGGAAAGCAGGGGCGGTAATACTTATTTTATTGATCGCCTGCTCGCCAGAAGCCTCGTTCTTATCTACTATTGGGTCAATGTATTTTATTATTGGTTGGCTCCTAAGTGTGCATACCATCTCTCATACGAAGTAGAGATTCATGCTGCAGAAACTTACGCTAAGTATCTTGCAGTAAATGGACCTGATGAAAAAATCTTGGAAATTCTCAACGATGAACTCAATCATTCAAGAGAGCTACATAATGCAATGGAGATGATCAAATGAAAATGAGATTTCCCCATGATGATGAACCTGAAGATCCAACAGCAAATGATTGCAATTACAACTTCCCACAGATGTTGTTTGCTTTCTGCCTTGGATTCGTAACTATGTTTGTCTTATTTGTAGATGAACTACAAGACTTCAAAGGTTGCCCACTTCCAGAATACTTTCAAAAGGAGTTAAATGACTAAGAAATTTTTCCCCGACTTTTCTCAGCAAGACTATGACAAAATCATAGAATGTGTTGAGCATCGCCAAGGACATTACATGGTTGGGGATGCCGTATATAATGAACTTGGCGCACTTGCATCAGAACTAAAACATCGCCGTCAATCGGCAAGACCATTCGCGTGTTGAATTATGAAAGTAGGAATGATTGGATTAGGTCGTATGGGCGAGGGTATGTCTCGCCGTATGATCAAAGCAGGAATCGAAGTTCATGGGTATCGTAACAATGTTCAA